TTTCAAGCTGGTCTCGGTACTCTTCTGCTTTTTTAGCCCGCTCAAATACTTGATTCAAATCAATCATCGTTCATCCTTTCGTTTGTGCGATTCCTAAAACACCCGCTCGTTTGATTGCCAGCCACCTCCGTTCTTTTTTGCGACCTTCTTTAACTCGATGCTTCGGAATGTAGCCCAAGGGTTCATCTCCGCCGCAACTTTAATCTTGACTCTGCTGTCGTCCTGCCCCGGTGCTTTCCAAGAGCCTTTCACCTCATGAAATTCAATCTCCCCCGACACAAGAAATACCATGAAGTCTGGTGTGTAAAACGTGTTGTCGGCCAGCCGGATTTTCATTCGCTCAAAAAAGTATTGGTCTACATCCTCCCGCAACCGCAGCATCGTCTCCCATGCTTCTTCGTATTCAGTCTTCTCGCCTTTGGCTCGCCGCTTCCAGTTAAACTTTCTCATGTCGTGCCTACATCCCCTCTCCCGTCCAACTCATAGTCCCTTTGGTGGGAAATCAATTGGTCGATTTTAGCAACCAGCCAGCTCGGGACGGGCAACGCAACGCCTGCATTTTTGAGCTTCCGGGTAATCGACTTGATTTGCCTTTCGTTTTCGGACTCCGTTTTTGAAATCTTCATTGAGAAGGTCTTGTGCGCGGCAAACTTAGACTCATCCCGCGAAAGAGCTGCTATCTCGCGGTGTTCAAATTTGAGCGGAATCTTCTTCCACCCTTCTCTCATTATGTCTTCCATTGACTTGTCCGTGACATGCAAATGCACTTCAATCGTTTTGTCGTAGTAGGAATGGTACACGGCAACGTAAATCATGTTCAATCCTTTATCGTGGTACGAACCTTTCGGTGGGTTTGCCAGTTGCACACAAAGACGGTGGAGTCGTCTACGAGCCTGTCGGCAATGTGGACTCCTATGATTTCATTCAATTGCTGTCGCGTCAAAGCATTTGCGGTAATCCAAACAGGCTTGTTCGCCGCATACCTCGCGTCGATGATCCGGTAAAACTCTTGCTGCTCGAATTTGCTCAACTCCGCCCCCATCCACCCTATGTCTGAAATCATCAGCAGGGATGCGGCTTTGTATTTTCTGACCGAATCATTCAGGCTGGAATCGGCCATTGACTCCTTCAATTCATCGAACATGTCAACCCCGGTGGTCCACCGCATTCCGAAGCATCCCTGCCTCACCGCCTCAAATGCCAGCGCGCTCATCAAATGGTCCTTGCCGGTTCCGGTCGCCCCAAGCCAGAGAATGTTCTTCCGCCAGAATCCTTTCTCCTTCGCCATTCGGCGGCACTGCAAATAGACGCTTGCATTCTCGGGGCATGAGTTAAACGTCTCCAGTCGGCACTCGGCATAGCGTTTTCCTCTGGCGCGTTTGTAGTTTGCCCACTCCCGGTTTTGCTTGTCAACGTAATCCCGCCTTTCGTTTTCGTCCATCAAAATCCCTCCCCGGCCTCGGCAACAGGCAGCATTCCTTCGACTCCACGTTTGCCATTTGACTCGCTGGCCTTCAAATTCCAAGCTTCTCGGTCGTCCTCCCATCTGTCTCCGTTAAGCCAAGGGGCAGGCCCGCAAGCAAACTTCGAGCGGCCAAGATTGCTCTCGGCGTATTCCTTGGCAGCAGAGATGATCACCTCGGGCTCGGCTCTCTTTATCGCTCGCCGCCAAGCATCCCATGCCTTTCGCTTTGCGACCTTCCGCAGACTTGGGAACGCAGCCCAAAACCTTCCAAACTCTTCAGTGTATTCGTTTGTCATTCAATCCTCCGTAAAAAATGCAGGGCTCGGAGTACCCTGCGCGAGCGTTGCCGGGACTGGAGAAACTTGGCAACGACAACTGGGGGTTCCATCTAACCGACAATCTCCTTCACGGCATCCGACAATCCAAACGCAGGGGTTTGCTCAGGCTTCTCTGGCAGCTTTTTCTTTGCGGCCCCGAAGACTTCCCCAACGGTAGTCTCCCCGTCTTTGATCGCCGTGTAAACGCCTTGCAGCGTCAGCCGGTCATCGACCGTCCACCCGCTGTCAATCGAGCGTCCAATCAATGTCTCCAGTTGTGCAAGGCTTACGCCAAGGCCAGAGAACGATTGGACAATCTTTTGAACCACGTCATTCGTCAACAGCTTTGCGACAACCCGTTCGGCCATTGTCTGAAGCTCAATCCTGACTCCCGGTGGAACTGACCGCATAATTGCTTCCCGGACCCGCTTTGACAGTTCGGCTTTGACAATCACGTTGTAAAAACGGTCATCGTCGTACCGGGCAATTCCTCCGCCTCTTCGTTTGTAAAACTTGCTGACAATTCCAGAATCGCTCCAGATGCGAACGGATTGGAAGTCAGTAAAGATAGCCGTCACGCGAACCGTGTCTTGGTCAATCGGCTCAACAATTTGTTGAATCCGGTTGTGACCCCATGCAGCGGCCAAACTCTCGGCAGCTCGTATGCTCAGACCGCGAACATACTTACCGTCACCAACAGGCTTGGAGTACATGACCGACTCGGCAAAGCTTGGATACGCTTCGACTTGGGCAATCAAATCCTCCATCACAGCTTTGTGGTTCCGAGGCCGGGCAATGGCCGCAGCCATCATTGTCTCGTTCTCCATTTTCACCAAGCTGTAATCGGCCATAGCCTTCAAATTCTCTGCTTGAATCAACTGTCCTTCTTCGCTCATTGAATTCCCTCCTCTAGTACCTTGATAGCTTTCTCGACTTCTCTGTTAACTTGGATTCTCTCCGAGTTGACATACGGGCAAGACCTCCAATAACCACACCAATTTTCGCTGCACCACCAACTGCCGGGGGCAGCAGGCGGAAACAGGTTTGCGTCAATTGTTTTCGACACAACGGCAATCCGATTCGCCAGAACCGGCAAGTCAGTTTTGTCCCGAGTCGCCTCAAGGACTTGCCGCTTTGCGGGGCTCCGAACTCCTCCTTCGACAATGACATCCAGCCGAACCAAAACATCATCCTTTCCTCCGCCCGCCATTGACGCAGCGTAAAGGGAAAGCTGGACCGACTGCTCTGTGTCAGCAATCGACAGCGACCGCTTCGAGGTTTTAAAGTCTACGACTTTCTTGTCCTCGGTAATCAGGTCGATGTAGCCGACAATGTCATGTGACAAAGCCGGAAGTTCAATCTTAAAGAATTGCTCAACGGCAGCCGGCTGGTATTCCGGGGCTTGTTGCTCGGCGTGAATCTGAGCCATAGAAGCAACAACGTCTTTTTGCTTCGCGGCTGTCTTCTCATTCTCACCGGGTGCAAGCTCGTACTGCTCGGCTTTCAAGCAAGTCTCGTACTCCGCCACCGCTGCATCGACAATCTCGCTGCTCGGCAAGTCTACGCGACTCTCAATCTTCTGCCTCATGTTCACCTCCGCCGCTTTGTGAACGGCCCGGCCTTTGAACATCGCAATCTTTGGAGGAATGATATCTTTCTCGACATACCTCCTCCTCCAAGACTCAGGGCATTTCGCAAACATGTCAAGCTGCGTGGCCGACAGATGCGGTCGCCTCTGCTCGTTTGTCGTATCGCTCATCGTTTGTCCTCCGCCTTTCGGTTCGTAATCTTTTGCTCTCGTTTGATTTTTACATGTTCAGTTGCTCGGATGCTAAGTCTGACGCTTTTGCTTTCTCCGTCGCAGGTTGCTACTTCGATTCTTTCGTAGACCTCGCCTACTTGCAGAACCAACACGGCTTTGTTTTTCTTTCCTAGGGTCAACACCAGATTCTTCGTTTGCATTTCCGTATGGCCTTCCGAGTTTGAATTGTAACTTTGACCTCAACTCCTCAATGTCATTTGCGCTCAGCAGGTAGACGTACCTACCAGTTGAGCCAATCGACATGCGGCTCCCGATTCGCAAACGGGTGCAGGCATTCGTAACCGTCCTCCTGCAAACGCCCAGCTTCTCCGAAGCCTCAACGACACCAACCATTTTTTCATCCATCGCTTACTCCCAATTCGTAATCCTCACATTTTGACCAAACGGGCAAACACTTCTGGAGAACGGGGGTTGGACCGTCACGCAATCAATCCCGAAGGATTTAGGCCAGCGGGTATCGCAATCCGTAAAGAGAATCGCAATGTCAACATCCGTCTCCTCAACTTCTTTCAACACCGGTATGTGGCTGGTTCCGCCGCCACCGGATGACTCAATCTCAATCTCTGCGCCCTCGGCTCGGAGCCAGTGGCTCTGACCGGTAGTGCGGGTGTCGTGATACCAAACATCGACCTCGGTAATGTCCCGAATCTCTTCCAGCATTTCGCGGGCAAGGCTTTGCCATTTGTCGAAGTAGCAAACGCAAGACCCGCTCACATCAAGGACAAGGGCAATTTTGAACGCCCGCATTTTTGGCTTCGACGGCATGTAGGTTCCGCTGGAAACAGACCGCCGAGACGGTCGGCTCCAGTCGATCAACCGCTCTCCTCCAACTCTGGTCGCAAGGAGGTCAATCACCACGGCCCGCCAATCGGTCCCGGTCTTGCAAACGATCAGACCTCCCGGCTTCAGCTCAGTGCCAGCAGAGAAGGTGTCGCTCCGCCCTTTGGATTCAGGAGGCTCTGGAACCGAACTCTTCTGGGCGGCATCACGAACTGCCTCAGCCACTTCGTCAGGAGTCGTCTCCTCCAGCAACTCCGGGGCAAACTCCTTTGCCAACTCCCCAGCGGGGTGCGCTCCACCGTCTACATCGCCGGAACCGGCCTTTTGGCCTTCAGTGCCAGAATCCGACCCCTCTGGCAGGCCCGTAGAAGCGTTATCTCCATCGCCCTCGGACGATTCCCCGCCCTGCTTTTCCGCATCGTCAGCGGGGCTCTCAGGGGCCTCCTCGCCATTCCCATCGCCGTCAGCAGGCTTTTCATCGTCGTTGCCGTCACCGTCCTCGGGCTCTGGCTCGGGTTGCTCATTTGCCTCGTCTTCAGGCTCGTCAGACTCGTCAGAGGCAACAACTTCTTTGGGGTAGTACTCTTCCCAAGACAAGCCCATCGGGCAGTTGATATCGTAGGGGTGAAGCCCTCCATCTGGCAACTCAAATCCCGCATCGAGCAGCAGGCCGTTGATCTCGCGGTCCATCGACTTGTTCGCCCGGTCCCGGTCGATGTACCCAGAATCGGCAAGCCGCTCGCAGTGGTGGAACCGAACATGGCACATCTCATGGACCAGCAGTCCAGCCACTTGCCGGTCAGACAACCCATCAACGTAGGCCGGGTTGTAAATCAAGACCATTCCATCTGTCGCGGCAGTTGCAACTTTCGTTGTCGGTATCAGCTTCAAGCACCGAATCGCGCAGGCGTCTGCGACAACTTCAGGATTTGCACTCAACAGCATCGAGGTCAAAACACGGTTCATTTTGTCCATTTGTCGCTCCAAGTCAGTTTGAAGAAGTAGAAAGAACAGCAATCGCCATATGAGAATCAATCTCCATCGAGATTTCATTTGCAAGGCTCAACAGGCCGTTGAACCCGGAGTCAATCAGCGAAGCGTCCCGCTTGATTTTCTCAAGCTCTCCCAGCAGTTCCTGCCGGGTCGCTCTGGCAGACCGCACAACTCGCAGTGAAGAGTCGGACGAACGGAGGGTGGCATCGACTCTGTCAATCGACTCAAGGACTTTGGAGTAGCGGCCTCGCAACTCGACCATCGCATTGTCGGCAATCGCAGCAGCGGTGTCGGCATCGGCAGGGCAAGTTACCTTGAAGAAGCAAACTTTCGTATTCGCCTCAAATGCCCGGACAACTCCTTCCCAAGCAGCAAAGCCGCTCTTCGTCAGGAAATACACCCTCGCGTTGTCCCTCAATTTGTAGGCTCCACACTTCCGCACAATTGCATCGAGACCCGCCCCGACATTTGCGGCCGACACCTGCCCTTTAAACCGCTTCGCGTCAATGGCGGTAGGCTCGCCGTCATCGGTCAGCACCTCGAACGTATCCTCGTCAATCAGATACCGGGAAGTCTGCTTGTAGGTATTTCCTCCCGAGTCAACTTTCTCATCGACTGTGACCGCAGCTTTGTAGGTTTTCAAGTCGCCATTTGGCATCGTGCGAACAACCGGTGCGGCACTCCGCACCAGCTTTCCATTCCTACCGCCAAACGAATCTGTCAGCGCAGAGAGCAACGCGCCCTCTGCACCAATCCAGTACCAATTCGCAGAATACCCACAATCCTCGGCGGACAAGCTCAGGCTGTCGCAGGAGGTCATCGTTGCCTTCCAAAAGACAAGGCAACCAGCACACAAATCCACATCTAGCTCTTTCATCGTTCGTCTCCAGATTCATTCCAGATTTGCACCCACAGCGGGAGCATCCACAAACGGGCAACCCCGAGGGGGCTGCCCGCCAATCGAGGCTCGCATCAGCGGCAGAGGTCACAGTCTTTGTTGCACCCACCATCACGACACAGTTCCAGTCCGTCTCGCATCCTCGCGGTCAGGTCTGCCCACATGTCGGCGGCAGTTTTCGAGTCGCCAGAACATCGCGACTCTACCAAGCAGTGAACCCCCTCTGACCGCCAGTACTGCCCCATCGGAGCAATCGCCTCAACGACTTGGAAGGTGGAGGAGTAATCATTCACCTCCAGCATGCACCCAAGTTCGCGGGCAACACTTTTTACTTCAGCAGGAATCTTCAGTCCCATCGTTCGTCTCCCATTCATTTGGTTTCGGTGCAGGGCACTCGCCCCGCATCTCCGAGTTATATGCTGTATTCGGCACAATGTCAAGAGTATCGGAATGTTTTCCAAAACTTTTCAGAAACTTTTTTAGTGCTTCTGGAAACCGACAATCGTAGCAGCGTGTCTGCGCACAAGCGGCTTCAGCGAATCAGACTTCAAAACGTCAGTGCGGCCCCGCTTCGCAATTGCCTTCAGGAACTGTACTTGGAAGGTTCCATCAAGAGCCCCGACAAGAACAGCGGCTTGGTACAGACGGGCATCTGCCGTATCGTAAATCTCGATAAAGCCAACGGCCATTCTCTCCACCGTCTTTGCAAGCAGGGCTGGGTTCTTCGGCAACTTTGAACCGTCCTCGATCAACTCCAGCAGCGAAGGGCATTTGACATTTGCCCGCAACCAAGCAGAGAACACAGAGGCGGTCTCCTTCCCAATGATTCCAGCCACCGTCTCCTCCGCCGGGGAGAACGGCAGGATGCGACCAACGCGAACCCAATTGCGAGGAGTCGGTTGGTTCCAATCATTCTTGGGATTCCAGTGGTGGAGCAGCTGGTGGTTCATCGTCAGAAACTCAAGCACCTGCTCGTTGTAATCAGGGCTCCGCTTGTACCAATCCTCCCAATCTGACAGGTTCGGCTCGATTGTAAGAACCACGCAACGCTCCCGCAGCGCAGACGACAACCGACCTCCACCTGCCCGGTCTGTCGATTTATTCGCCGTAGCGAAGAGGATAGTACCTTCAGGCAGCGTGTAATTCCCGATGCGACCTCCGAGAAAGACTTTGAGCAATGGGCTCGTCAACTCGGGGGAGGCCTGTGAGATTTCATCGAAGTTAATCACACAGCGTTTGGTCGGCCAAAAGTCAGGTATGTTCCAAGTAGTTTTCTTGGCCTCAACCGTAGGGATTCCTCGGAAGTCTACGCTCTCAAACTCGCCAGCCCGGACCTCGCACAAGTCAAGGCCTTCATCGTCGGCAATGACTTCCGGGATGGCAGTCTTGCCGACTCCCGGAGAGCCCTCAATCAGCACCGGCAAACCCGCAGCCACTGCCTTCTTAGCTTCAACAATCGCAGTTCCAACATCCATCGTTTGTCTCCAGTCAAGAGAAAGTAAAAAACACTCCATCGAGCAGCGGCCCCTCCGCTGCCCGGAAGAGCATTTTCAACCACGCAAAGCAAACTCAAGGGCCCGCTTCATTCGGATGCATTCTTCAATATTCGCCCGAGCCTCTTTGGCCCTCGTCAATTCCTGCTCGACCCAATCAACCCAAGTCAAAGAGCAAGGCTTGTCATCAAGCATCGCTACCACATCCTCCGAACCGCGAAGCGACCTCACGACCAAAGCCTCAGATGCCATTTCCAACTCCCGCATCGCGTCCCGGAGTTTCCCTTCAGTTCGCTTCAACAATGTCCGCACTTTATCAAGGGCAACGTAATTCTTGTCACATTCAGCAGCCAGTTCTTCAGCAAAATTTTCAGTCATCGTTCGTCTCCAGTTGAATTTCCAAAACACTCTCGCCAGTATAACACCGTATTCGGCACTTTGTCAACGGCATCGGGAATATTCCCAGAATTATTTCGGAAATAATTTTTCATCATTCGCAAGGTCAATTGCCGCCCATCGGAACAGCAACTTCTCGTATGCCTCGTTTAGAGCTTTAAGCTTCTTCGGGTCGCGGGTCTCCTGAATCATTCGCTCAAGGGTGTCAAGCCGCAAACCAATTTGTTCTTTGTCCATTGTTTGTCTCCTCATTTGTTTTTCCAAAACAACCCCGTCAGGCAGTTCTCACACAACTGCCCTCAGGGACCGCTTTAGTCTTCCAGCACGGTCAGCACATGATTCTCGCAATCCCCGTTGCAACCACCGTCTTTGCAATCAGAGGTTCCGCCGAGCATTCTCTTGATCAGGTCTTTCAGTTCCTCTCTGTTGACTTGCGAACACAAAACATGCGTCCCGGATTCGCAGAAATACTTTCCGAATGGAGCCCAGATTTCCACCCGAGGGTATGGGCCTCCAAGTTCCCAATCAACAGTCGCCTTCAAACCCTTTGCTTCCAATTCGACGGCATCAATCAGTTGTCGGACACGACTCATCGTAAGTCTCCTCATTTGTCAAAGAACAATTCGCAAAGCACTCGCCTTGCAGTCCCTTCATTATACACCGGACTCGGCACTTTGTCAAGGGGGTCATTTTTGGATTTCAGTTACTCAATTCCTCCCGTCAAACTTTCCGACACCTCCTCCCACGTTTCTAAAAACCCCCTCCGGTCAACCGAGTAGGCCATTGGCTTGTCGGTCAGAATCGACCAATACATTCCAGTAATCTGCATCGCAGCGGGTTCATCCCGGAAGAACGCTCTGGCGTTCTCCATCGCCAGCCAAAAGTCGGGCAAATTTTCTTTAAGCAATTCTCTGTTTCCAACACCAGCTTTTTCAGCCATTTCAATCTCCTTCAATCTTTGGTTCTTAGTTCATTTCAAAAGACCGAGCAAAGACCTCGGCCTTGATATCAAAACCCCGGTCTCCGAACTGCTTGCAAAAATCGTTAATCGCGTCTTGCAAATCCCCCTCGGCGTTAATCGCTTCCCATTCATCAAGGTCCGACTCCTCAATCATCTTGATCAGGCAGACGTATCCTTCAATCTTCTCTTCAATCTCTTTATCGCTCATCTCAATCTCCTTAAATCTTTCGTAACCCCAACACTCTCAGCACTATATTCTGTATTCGGCAGATTGTCAATGGTATCGGGATGAATTCTTGAACTTTCCCAAAGATATTTCGGCGCATAAAAAAAGCCTTGGATGACTCCAAGGCTGCTGGCGTTTTTGTGTCATTCTGAAAACTCGGGAGGCATCTCATCCCACTCTTTAGTGTGCGACCGGAGCCGCTCGGCTAATCTTTGTCAAGTCGCTTGAGTAATACCCGACATTTCCAATGACACCTTTCATCTTAACCCAAACCGTTGTTGTCCCTCCAAGCTCGGCAACCACACCTTTCTTTCCTTCATCATCTTTAACGGCATCCCCGACTTCCAAAATACGACCTTGTGAGTCTTCGTGAGCCCGCTCCACGTTTTGTTCGTTGTAACTATCTCCTGAGCGTTGCAAAGCCCGGAGCTTGTCTAATGCTTTCATTCTTTCTGACTGATAATCCCTCAAATCTTCTTCAAGCACCTTAATTTCGTTTTCATGCTTTTTGATTTGCTCACTCAAGTCTTTTATGTTTCTATCCCACGATTGTATTTCCTGTCTGAGTTTTTCCTTTTTCTCTCCGCTTGGGTCTGCCTCAACACGCTCAACTTCATTGTCCGACCCGTAGGCTCTGAATGCCGAGCCGAATGCCTTCATTTCCTCCAGCGACAAATACACGTCTGAGTATTTGTCGTAGTACTTGCCCTCCACCGTGTCGTAGAAGATGCGGTCGTGCCACTGGTTGCCCGGAGGGAATACCGCCTCTAAAGCTCGGGCAGTCTCCGCCGTTGCAATCGCCCGGTCAATGCGACCTCGATAGGTCGATGACAGCGACCTCGCGTTGCCGTATTCGTCAAATTTGCCGAGGTCTCGTTGGGCATTTGAAATGTCCATTTCAATCTCCTCTTGTTTCACCTCTAGTTGAACTATCTGATCATCCACGGCATCGGCTTCATCTTCTTTGCCTTGCGAGCGCAATTGGTCTGCTTTCTTCTCAAGCTGGTCCATTTTCTTGAACACCTGCTCCAGCTTCAACTCAAACATTTTGATTTGCTTTTTGATTCGCTCGGCTTCTTGCGGGGAAGGCTCCCCGGCCCTCGCGATTGCAAAATCAATCTTTGCTTTGTAGGGCAGCTGTCGCATTGAGGAATTCTCTTTTTCCAACTGGTCCATCAACCGGGCATGTTTGTAGGACAATTCGCCGTGTTCGTCGTTCCACTTCTCAACTTGCAATTGCATGTTCTTCATTTGCTCGAACGCCTTTTGTGCTTGGTCGTGAAATCTCCATTGTTGCTCCGAGCCGGGCCTTCTACGATTCTCCTCTGCTAATTTGTCTTTCAAATCGTAGTGTTTTTGTTCAAACTCCAATGCTTGAGCTTCACCCTTTTCAATCTTGTCCTCCAATGCCTTCAATTTGTCTTCAAGCTGCCCGATTTGAATCTTAAGGTTTGAGCTTCCGGTTGACATGACATTTCCTTTCATTTTCAGTTGAGAACCAAAAAGATTGTATCAAACGCAGTTTTGTTTCAAATACTTTCCACCGGTTCCATCTTCATAGAATCCGTGTAGACAAGTACATCCACAACTCGCCCTCGGTGTTCAGTTCAACGCCCAAGTGCCGCTCGACAGCTTTCTGCGCTTCGACAACCGTAACAAACTTCCCGAGGACTTTCCCGTCTGCATCGCAGGCAATGTAGGCCAAACCGTGGTAGGCCATTACCCGCTCTACCGAGCCCGCCAAATCAAGCCCCGGACTACCCGGATTCCAGTATGCGCCAATAAACGCTTTCGAGCAAACTCGCCAATAAATCATTCGCTTTTCATTCATCGTTCGTCTCCTTGTGTGTTCTCGACTCGCCCCGCCTTTATAGTCTGTATTCGGCACTTTGTAAAGGGCATTTGAAATATTCTCTGGATTATTCGAAAAATTTTTCTTTCTGTAATTCTCCTGCAAGCCTTGACAATGTGCCGACCTCGGAATATACTGAGTCGTGTTTTTGATTTGCACAACTGGAGACAAACGATGCAAACCTTTTTACCCTACCCCGATTACCTTCAATCCATGCGGACTCTCGACAAGTCGCGACTTGGGAACCAAGTTTGGCGAGAGGGGATTACTTTGATTCGCGGAAAATGGAAGAACCATCCTGCCTCGAAAATGTGGCGTGGACACGAATACCACCTCGGGCTGTACCTGCTGGCAGGGGTTCAGGTTCTCTCAGAGCGTGGCAAACACTACGAGCAAACCGAGTTGGCGATTCTGGCCGAGATGGCAAAGCATCGCGACAGCGGGCCTCCTGCGTGGCTTGGCGACAATCGGTTCCACGATTCGCACAAAGCCTCTTTGCTAAAAAAGAAGTTTGACTGGTACAGCCAATTCGGGTGGAGCGTCCCGGATGTTCCTCTGTTCTGGCCCGTCTGAGCGCATCGCGGCCCTTATCCCTTGAACCCTTAAGAAGGTCCAGAGAAGAGTTGTGTCAGTGGCCTGTCCCGAAAGCTTCAGGGTTCAAGGTCCGGGTGTTATGGGTCACACTAGCCCGGTATTTTCAGCTTTCAAGGCTCTGCGGTCGCGAACCGCTTTATCCCGTTACCACTCAAGCGACATGGGCCGTGGCAGAACGTCCCGGTATTTGCCTTTTGATGTTTTGTCGCTCGCCCGAGCCTTTACAAACCATGCTCGGGCAAAAAAGAAGCCGCCAAGCCAATTGGACAGAATCGGCAAGACGGCTTCTTTCGGTTCGTTTTTTGTCATCTCGGTCTGTCCACCGATTCCGAATCTTTCTTGGTGTACGCTCGGAAGTCAAGACCGTTTCAAAGATTTTTTTACGTTACGACTGAAAGCGTAATTAGGCCGTTTTCTTGGTCGAAAAAGATTGGTGCAGCTTCTCCCGCCGCTACGCTTCTGCCAAATCCGTAATCGATGTAGCAAACCAGCTCGTCATTTGTTGCGGAATCATCAAGGACAACGAGCGTCCTGTAAGCTGCCATTCCCGTTCCAGAGCTTGTCCAAGTTGGCGATGTAACCATCCAGCGAACGGCTCCACCGGAAATGGACCAAGAGACAATCGTAAGCGTAACTCCTCCGGTCGTGTATCCGTTTCCGTTTGCTATTTCATTTGCCGAACAATCCGACCATTGGACCCAGCTTGAGCTTGCAGCGGAACTTAAGAGTCTTGCTTTGAACGTATCGCCGTCCATGTCAAACTTTTTGTTTCCGAGGTCTCGAACCCAGCTATTAAATGGAATTGCAAGTGCCATGACTTTTCCTAAATTGGTCCAGAACCAGTGCCGCCAACAAATTGACTCTTTAGCGTTTGCGAAGCAAACACTCCGACTCTCCCGGCAGATGGGTTTGCAGTATAGAACGAGCTGCCATTGTTCGGCCCGGTCGATGAGGCAATCGCTGATGCCCCGGCAGTTTTAACAGTCCCTCCACCGGAGAGACCGCCTCCGTTGATTACCGATGCTGCAAATACTTGATTCGCCGGGTTGACTTCAATCATAGCAAATGAGTTTGAAGTGCAGGTTATTCGTCGCAGCGGGTTCGGTGCAGTTCGCGTCCCGGAGTTGTTGTCCTTGTACTGGACCCTCCACCCGCTGCTTCCAACCGAGATGCGAATCGGGCTCGTTACATTCGTTGCGTTTTTGCTCGGCGGCACGAACAAAAAAGGAATGTTGACTTGGAATCGGTCTACGACACTTCCTCCGTATGGCGCTCCCAGTGGGTGTGAAATGCTTCTGTATGTTTGCGTCCACGTTTGACTTGCCTCAACTACTCCATCGCCTACGACAGACACGGTAATGGAGCCGGTGTAGGGATAGGTGGAGCTGTAGGGCAAATACGGTGTCGCGTATTCTGTGCTTACAGCCGATTGGATTATAAACTCGCCTTGGAAGTATCCAAGCCAAGTCGAACGGCCTTGGACCTTTAGTCCTCCGATTTGGTCAATGAACGGGACGGCACTGTTGAACCTCGCGTACTGGGAATTTGTCGTGTACCGCCAGTAAAAATCAGTGTCTCTCGCCCCGGACTGAAAAATCCAAGGAATGTTCGCTCCTCCGGTCGCAGTGCTGGTCGCCGTCTCGTTGATGACAATGTTGACTGGGCGCAAGATGTGATAGAACCCGGCACAGTCATGGTGCTCAAGATTGACAAGAGCCCACTTCTCACCCAAGCCCTGCTCTCGCCAGAGAATAGGAAATCCATACCCGGAGTTGTGCGACAAAGCCTCAAGTCGCTGGGTGACGTTTGTAAATCCTACATGGGCTTGGTACGGATTTTGATTGAACTCAGAGTAAACTTTTACGGGACTAATCCCGCTGATTTTGCATTGGCCGGTTGCACCTTTTGCAATCGCCTCTTGGGTAATTGCAACTCGCTTGTTCCAAATACCGATTCCGTCCGCTGTTCCGTACTGGCTTGGCTTGAACCCGTTGTACACAGCAGATTTGGAGTCGGGTGGAAGCGTCAAACTGGATTGGTTTTGAACCGTCCCGTCTAGCTCGATTATTCCATACTCCGGTATGTCTACATCCGATGCGTTGTAAACCGTTATCGTATCGTCATCCGGTGGAGCCTCGCGGAACCTTGGGTCTGTGGCTGAAAGCTCCGAGCCTTTGCGTTTTTGCAAAAGCTCCACCAGCTTTCTTCCGGTCTTTTTGCCAAGTTTAACGCCAGCCATTTTAGCCCTTCACAGAAACCAGCATGTGCATTTTCATGATTCGCCCGATGACCGCAGTTGCAGTTGCAACGTCAACGATTGCGATTGTAACTCGGCAGTCAAGCTCATCGCCGGGAAGCAATCCGGTCGGCGTGACAGTAAACTCTTTGGCCGATGCCGTAAGGCTGTTGATTGTCGTGGCCGCAGTAGTTACGAGGTCGGAGCCGACCAAACCAGTTGCGTCATTTTTTTGGTAAACTTCAAAGTCAACAGTTGCGGAAGCAGTCGCCACGGTTGTCTTCATCCCGGCGTGGGCGACGATGCTTAATGGCTGTCCCGCAACGTAGTTCTCTGGCAATCTGAAATAGAACCGGCCTCGCTGGGTGACGCTTGTATTTTTGCTGTCGCTGGTCTGAATCACAACCGCATCGGTCCCCCATGTTCCGGGAATGAACCCGAGGTCGTCTGCTGCAGCCGTTGTGGGGAGTGCCGTTTGGTAGGCGTCCCACACTCGCACCAACTCCAGCGGGATGTTGTCCTTCAAAATCTCTTGAGCCAACTTTGCTCGCTCAATACCGGCAGCAGCGGCGATGTTTGAGTTGACAATTTCACCGGCAGGAATGTTAAACGAAATAGTCATTTGATTCTCCTAAAAGCCCATCGACGCGAAGTTAATTGTTTGGAAGATTTGAAACTCAAGCCAGTGTGCATCAGATTGATTCGGTTTTTCGGTCCCGTCCGCATTGAGCATTACCGGCTCGACTTTTGGCTTTCCGAGTTCATCCTTGGCTCGCTGGATTTTTCCATTTTTCTTGATGTAAAATCCTTCGTGCCTGACCCGCTTGTACCAAGCTTTTTCTGGTGTCGTGCGATAGGGTTTTCTTGCTTGAATCTCCACCGTCACAGCAGCATACGGAGTTTCGTCAATCCACTCATCGCTGGCCGAAATGTTTGTAACCCTTAAAACTCCCGGCGGGAATCCAAGAAACGTGTCGCTGTTCACGCAGTCAATGTAGGCATAAAACGTAGCTTGGTCAAAGAATCTAAACTTTTTGCTGAGTTTGATTCCGAGGTCGCTGACCGGTTTTGTCACGCCGTATATTGGCTCTCCGTTCACAGTCGCTATCGGCTTTCCGCTAATGTCCTCATCTACCGGCTCCTCTGACGTAATCGTAAACGTGTCAATCTCTGTTCTTTGGGTCGTCGGGTCTGACGGGTCGCGGTACGGAGGAGAAACGTAACTGGCGGTAACTTCCCAGTGCAGCGGAGTCTTTCGTGTCCCGGTAACTCCATCGCAATAAAGCAAGGTGAACAGCGGGTGACGCGATTTTTCGATTGGCAATCTCGGGTCAAGCTTTACGGTTAAATCGTTGTCGTACGCAAACTCCGTAAATACGTTAAACACCCGGCTTGCCGTCGCGCTCACCCGGCCTTTTTCGTCAACTGATGTGGCCAATGAGGAGCTAAAGATTTCGTCAACAAATCGAACTGCCATGCTATGCTCCTAACACTTCGTCGGGTGCTGCCGTGTTGGCGTAGATTCCGTTTAACGCACCAAGCATTCCCTCCCAAACCCTAATCCCGGTCTCGGTCAGTCTGACAAGGTTTTCAGTTTTCTTTGCCATGTCGGCCGCAGGACTTCCGCTGCCTCTGGTAAGCATCCGGCTCTCCGTTGCTTGGAGTTGGCCCGCTGCTTCAAAGCCCTTCTTGGCTTCTTCAAGAGCCCGCTTTCGCTCCTCCTCGCGTTTATCTTTTTCCTCGGCTTCTTTCTCAAGCCTTTTGTTTTCTTCGCGAATAGCTTTGCCCTGTGCAATTGCTTCATCTGATACGCCAGCCAGCTTCGCGCGGTAATCCTCCGCTGCTTCCGCACCGTGTCTCAGCTCGTAATTTTTAAGCTGCAGTGCCTCGATGTGGTTTTTGTCATTTTGCTCCTGCTCCTTTAGCGAATCCTGCAATTCCTGCAAACGGTCGTTGTACTGCTCTTGTGCTTCAATTTCATCTTTAATTGCTTGAGCCGTTGCAATCGTCGCGGCACTTACTCCGTCCTGTGCCATGCGATACGCTTCTGCTGCGTCCTCGCCCTCTCTCAAAGCAATCAATTTGATTTTCAAGTTTTCAATTAAATTCTTCTCGGACTCGATTTGGCGTTTTGCTTCTTCGGCCTTTTTCTCAGCGTCCTGTTTTTCCTTGTCTCTTACCTCTTTCGCTTTGGCGGCTGCTTCGTTTGTTTCGACTTCCAGTTTGTACTGGGCCTTCATTTCCTCCGTCACCCCGGCCATTGTCAGCAGTTTGTGCCGCTCTAGTGCCGCTGCCGTGGCTGGGTCATTCATCGCAAGCGTCTCCCGCTGGAGCCTTGCGATTTCATCTTGCATGGTCTTGGAGTTGCTGGCTTCTTGCTCCCTCGCTTTGGCCGCTTCTTTGGCAGCAGTGAGCCGCTCATGCTCTGGACGCATTTGAGCTTCAAGCTCTTGTCTTTGCTTGGTTAATGTCTCAAGCAGTTCATCCTCGCGCGCCTTCTGCTTCTCCACCGTGTCAATCGCGTCTTGCGACATGTTGGAGAAAAAGCCCTTGTGGCTTTTAAGCCTTTCGTTCACCTCCGAGACTGTAGCTTCTTGCTCTTCAATCAGCGAATTGAGCTTTGTCATCGCCTCCTGCTGGACGGCTATCTTCTCTGCTGGAGTGCCTTGGAGGTCAGCGACCTCGCGAAGCATGTCGATGTGTTCCGTTAGCCGGTTGGTAATTACCTGTGCGTCACGGTCGGCTTGGGCGTTCAGCTCCGCCAGCTCCTTCCGCATTTGCACTACATTTGGGAGGGCATCGTAAAATGCCTTTCCTAACTGCATCCCCGCAATTGCAGAACCAAGCAAAGCCGCTGCAACTCCCGTTTTGTCGAGCCCTTGCCCAAATGCTTGAGCCGCCTCGACTCCTTCGGAAACTGTATTTGTCATCTCTTGGAACGGACCAACGTCAATTCCAAGCTTGCCGAACAAGCCAAACGTAGAGTTAAGCTTTTTGGCGAACCCGCCAGTTCGCTCAAGGCTCTTAGTGACCTTCTCAAACATGGGAGAGGTCTTGTCGATTCCGTTCAGGACGATTTCAACCGACTCGCTCATCTTGCACCACCGCGAATGTATTCGTTCTCAGCAATTGTAATCTCTGATTTCAACAGCTTTGCAAAATCCATGAACCAAGCAGCTTGATTCAAGGCTCCACCCGCCACCGGGGGCAAACCGCTCTGAAGCCAATCCGCCAATTTTGTGATGTGGTAAAACTCCAAGTCGATGTGATTTTTCGGGCAATCCGAGATACAGAAAAAGCCCTGCTGATTGCACTCGGCACATCCCTGCTCGTCGCAGGTCGGGCAAGCAATCATCAAGGGCTCAAAGTCTGACGGTTTGTGTTTGCAGGACCGCTGGCATCCGCCGCAAAGCAGACCAGCTTTAATCATGGCGACTATTCTTGTTTTTTTTTATCTTCTTTGCTTACGAACTGGGCCGTCAAAACCTTTCGGATGAGTTCAATTCCCTCGTTCAAATTCAGAGCCGACTTCAATCCATCGGCACTAAACTCGATTGGGTTCCCATCTCGGTCGGTCACATTCCTCCACCCTTTCAGGCAAACAATCAATGCACCTACAACCTTGTCGTACAACTCCTCGGAGTCTTTCGAGTCGGCCAAAGAGTCAAGGGCCGACCCGGCCTTTTGCTTCTCTGACATGCTCAAGGACAAACAAATGAATGTCGGCCTCGACTCCTCTGCTTTGGTCTCGTCAAAGTCAAGATACAAATCGAATGTCAACCCCGGTTCGCAAGCCCTTGGCATATTTCCCTCGTTACGGTCCAGCAGCAAAAGTCAATGTCAACTCATCATCTCCGGCCGCAGCGTTTTTGTTTGCTTGAAACGCAATGTTCTCAATGCACACCCCGCTCCGGTCTGCCTGTTGCACGTTTGTGATTTGCGCCTTCGGCATCGCAATTGTAATCTTGTCGGTCGCATTTGAAAACGCAAATGACACTGCTTCTTCGGCTTGCGTTGTCCACTTTCCGTAATAATCGTAAGTTCCGGTCACAACCGATTCCGGGTCGAACGTGCCGACAACTTTCCGGTTCACAATGCAAGCAGCGGCAAGTCCAGAACCGTCACTGCCGGTTGAGGCTTGGCTGGGGCGCAAATAAACTTCATTCCCCGCATCCACCTCGAATTTGCTGAAGATAGGCGACCATGCACCCCATGTCATCGTGGAGTTTGCGACTCGCATTGGCAAAGCTGTCGGGTAAGTTGGCGTAACCAATGCAGTGCTTGTGACAGGTTGCCAAACGCCAGAGAACGTAAAGTCAATTACGCCTGCCTTGCCTGCTTCTCCGATAATCTTGAAAGAGCCAGCGCAACCGCGAAGCTTTTTGTAAAGGCCGTCAATGTACATGCCGATGGAAAGCGTCTTGACGTTTGAGCCGGGTGTCTCGGACTTCGGGCTAAACACTTGCAAGGCCGCAGTCCAGCCGCACCCCGGAAGGAATACGCTTGCCCAAGCCGGAATACCTCCGGTCCCGGTTCCGTAGGTATGGAGTTTGAACGATACGGTGGCTCCGTAGCTCTCGGGGGTCGCCGGGAGGTTTGTAAATGTTGCTTGACTCGGCCTGTCCGTCATTGAGATGGCTGGCTGCATGTCGAAGTCAAATACGTTGAACACACCTTCAGCCGCTGTCAACGTCTCCAGTGTTCCACTTGTCGCTTCAACTTTTGCGGTCAATACTTTTCGTCGTGATAGAAGTGGCATGTGGTTATCCTACAATTCTTTGAGTAAATACCTTGCTTCGTGCAACAACCGCTGTTTCAAATGCGAGGTCATGTCCTCGACTGCTGGTGTCAGCATTTCATTTCTTGTAAACACACCCCACGGAGACAAGCCAAGGATTTTAACGATAGGAAGTCTTTTGCTCCCGGCCCGGACAAACGAATTGCCTTTCCATTTTGTGCTTTGAGTTGTGATGAACCTCGGAGTCGGTTTGTCCAATCGCTCAAACTTTTTGTTTTTGCCTTTGCCGGTCTTTTGGAATACTTGGAATACTTTTCTGGTTGGGCCGCTAAATCCTCGCGGCATAAACCTCCACTGGTCCGTCTTTTTGATTTGCCAGTACATGCCAGTTGGGTCTTGGACTCCCTTAAAATGCCGAGTGCCGAGTCGCCCGGTCTTTCGCAATTCAACGACTGCTCCGCCCTCTCCAGAGCTGTAATTCCTCGCCTTCTCCTTTGCAATTCTTGGTTTGATATGCGAAGCGTCCGTCACTTGCCGGATCATGTTCGTTTGGCCTTTTTGTGCCGTTCGCTTTGTGGCTCGGCCAATGATTTTCTTCATTGCTCCCGGAATAAACGAGAGCCGTTGTGCGTATTGAGCCAAATCAGATGTATCAACGTCGATTTGCATTACGCTCGCACCGTGTACGGGTCATTCTCGGAGGTGCGAAACATGACCACAAAATTTACCCGGACTCCGGTTATTTGGTCCCCAACAAAGTTTTCCAATGACGTAACTTGCGAGTCGATTGCCAGCCCGTCCCAGTTGTACCAATTTGCAGGCGATGTTATTGCCTTCAAAATGTCGGCTCCGAACTCGTTGCATAAAGACTCCACTGAAACCGAGTCTTCTTCGCTGGGCCGTATTTGCCCGGTGATTACGAACGGCAGGTTCCAGCAAGTCGCTGGAGGATTGCCGTCATAGGAAAGCTCCGGGTTTTTTTCTAGAGCACCTTGTACGACAATCAATTGGTAGTCTTCTGGAGTACCAGTCCAGATTCGAGTAGGCCTGACAACCGTCCCGGATACTGTTGTTTCGTACCCAATTGCTTCGTCAATAAGCTGAAGACGTTGTTTTACTTTCAATGCGATTTGCTCTGAAATTGCAACAGCCATTACTTCAATGCTATTTGAAGCATCCCAAAATCTGAGTCGGTAACCTTCAAAATCGAATGCGAAGTCTTCGAGCCTCTGTACATGACCTCGACTTTGTCGCCTCCAGTATCCAGCTCACTTTCATGGATTCCGGTGGTCGCGTCATTCTTGACGTAGACGACAAACGACAATGCGACAACATTTCCTACGTCATCCAAAAGGCTCGGGGGTTCGCGGTCCACAATCGCTAGTATCGTGCGCGAACCCCCGCTCCGGGGTTTGTAGGTGGCTTGCTCCGCGAACTCGTCATTGGACAAGAACACGGTAATCGCATCGTTTTTAATCGAGTCTTTGAGGCTCATTAGCTGCGCCGACAGCGAACTCCAACGTAGTCAATCGTCACGCTGTCGGTGTTCGCAGATGCAGTCTTTTGCAACTGAACGAACGGCTGAAGCTGAGTCGTAAAGTTTGACATGTTGAATGTCGTTCCTGCTGCAACACGGTCTCCGTCGATAAAGAATCGAACGTCAGCCTTGCCAGCGGCAAAGCTAATGACGAATCGGCGGAAGGTCGTTGTCAGCGTTTGACCTGTTGCTTTGTCGTCAATGTCGTTGACGTTGTCGTCGGTCTCGCAAAGGACGGCACTCGAACCGGCCAGCAGAAACTGCGCATGTGCGTTCGTGCTGTCTGTGTTGTCGTTGCGGTTTGTTTGCAAGCCGAACGCCAGACGATTCGCCGCAGTGAGTGCAGCAACCGTCTTGATACGGAACTCGATTTCAATCAATTGGTCAATGTCAAACTGCAGCTTGTCACCAAAGTCCAAGCAGAGGTTTTGAACTTCGTTCGTCACATCAAAGGCTAGTGTGAACGTGCCGCCATGCTCGGCATTAGCCTTGGTAAAGGTCGGCGTTCCAGCAGCGGAAGTGTCCGTAATCTTCCAGAAACCCTCGCCCACAGTGGCAGCAATGGTCGCTCCGCCACAAAAGTCATCGCTCCAAATGCAATAGTCTTGCAGTCGGTATTCCATGTCATGTTCTCCAAAATGTTGAGTTGAAAGTTACCAGACAGACTAGGCGTTGTGATATTTGTACAAACCGCGCCAGTCCACTGCAGCCACGCCAAACGTCTGGCGAACTTTGTACTTGTAAACGTCCGTGTCAAAATCCCAGTCGTTTTCGATAACTGGGCTCTCTTCGCCTTGGAGGAAAGACAGCTCCACGGTATCGACATTGGCGTAATCGGCGGCAAGGAACCATGCGGTTGAAGAGAAAGAGTCCAGAATCGGCTCGATGATGACGTTTAACGGACGCATACCGCTCGGCCCGTAAATGTTGTTGGTGTTGGCATTGCCTGCCGCAGTTCCACCAGCCAAAGGGTCGGCAATCGAGCTGATGAGTTGCAGTGCCGCTGCCGATTGTCCGACAGGAACGATCAAATATCGCGGAACGACATTGATGATTGTTCCGGGGGTCAATCCGGTTTGCTTCATCATTGCGACGAATGAGGTGTTGAGCGTAGCAACCGATGGGGCGGCACTCGCGTTCGCAAAGTTTGAACCAGACGCATGCGAAGCAGAGAACAAACCGTTTCCATCGCCCATTACTGGGTTTGAGGTCAACACGTTGTAGCAAACCTTGTTGACCTTTCGGCGGGCTGCGTTTCCATGCATCGCCGGGATGCGGCTGATGGCATCGAGGTCGTCATTGACAACGGTCTCCCAGCTCACCGTAAAGATTCCACCGTATTTCTCAATGCGGTAGGTCTCCTTCGAGTCGGTCATCGGAAGCTGTTTGTAAGGGCGTGCCTCTGGAACAACTTCGAGGTCTGGAGCCTCGGAGAACCGAATGCGGTTAATCGCCTTGAAATCTTGAACCGCAGGCGCAGTTCGGACCCATTGCGAGTAAGTGACCGGAGCCTCTTCGTAAGCCTCAAGCAAAGTTTTGTTGACGGCATCGAGCAGGATGTTGCCAAACATTCCCGAGGTGTGGTAAGCACGCTCGATGTTGTATCGACGCTGGACCGATGGAGAGCCCATCGCCGCAAGGGCAATGTCTCGGTACGGCATTCGCTCGGTGTTCACTCCTTGATACGCCAAGCAACGCTCGGCAATCCGCATAAGGCCCATGTTTTTGAACTCCTCCGAACCGGGAGCCCATTTCTGGCCTTGTTGCGACCGGCGCAAACCCGCGCCAGACAAACTGCGTTGGACCAAACCGTCAGTAACCGCCTTTCGGAACTTGTCCTCGGCGTTTTCTTTGAATTCAATGCGGTCGTAAGATGACGAACCAAGCGGATTTGACATGACTTTCTCCAAAACTTTGCTTCGGGCAATTTCCAAACTGACTCCAGATTCGCACAAAGCTTCGGCAAATGTTGCATCCACATTTGTTGCTCGGCAAATCGATTTGATCTCTCTGCGTCGAATCGCGTCATTCTTCAGTGCTCGTTTGACGGATTTTTCGATGAGCGTACTGTCCGGTTCCGGCTCGGCTTTTGCAATAGGCATTTCCTCTCCGGTCGGCTTGACTTCTTCGCCAGCCAAGCCGCTCGCAGGCATTTCGCTTTGAATTGCCGGGGTCTCCATTGGCATTTCGATTTCCATCTCAGAGCCCTCCGACCGCTCGCCCATTACGCCCAAGCACCACTGAATTGCTTGGTCAGGCTCGGTGATTTGCTCTGGCATTCCCTTTGCAATCAGCATGTTTTTGGTCTCTTCACTGAGCTGACGCTTCATATCCGATTCTCCGTTGAAAAAGTAATTTCGTCTTAATTCCCTAACAGTTGAAGTTTCGTCTGCCCCTGCTGCAACTAGGGATGCATCGCTTGGAACCCAACTTGTCACAATGTCCGCAGGGCCCTCCACCGTTCCGCCTCGCAAAACGTAGGACTCTCCCCGCTTGACCGATTGAATCGTCTTTGGCTGTGCTGTAATTGAGAAGTCAGTCAAATGGCCGTCCAGCAACTTCTGATATGCCTCTTGGCTTGCCGGGTCTCCAGCAAATACCGCATCTCCGACGAGTTGGCTCCCATCGACTCGGATGTTTCGGACACTGCCAAGAACATTCTTGATTGTGCTGCGGTCATGCGAGTCAACAATTGGGAGCTGGCGTTTGGTGTTTCTAAACGCCACCCCGTCCATCGTCAGGATTTCGCGGATTACCAAATCCCGCTCATTGTCATACCGCTCCACCGGATTCTCGCTGGCAATTACGATTTCAACCGATTTGGCCGCAGGATTTGCGGTCTCCTCCCGTACCGTAACCATTCGCAAAATCAGCCGGCCCGGTTGCACGTTTGATTGCTTTTGCTTCTTTGTTGTCATTGTGCTGGAGCCTCCTCTGCTTGGGTTTCAGCAAGCTCTTGCTCCGAGGGTGCTGTATCGACGGTCCCGTCTTCAGCGTCATCCAAGAGCATTGTTACGTTTGCCTCTGAAAGCCCAATCCCGGAAAGCAGAACAGTTGCTTGAGCCTTGGACACCTTTCCGGCAATGAAGTCATTCAGAACATCCATAATTGCTTTGCGGTTCCGTTGCCATTGCAACCGAGACAACCCCCCCATCTCACCGCTGCCGGTTTGAGGCTTCGACTCGGGGGAGGACTGAGCCGCAGTATTGATTGCCTCGACAACACTGGCCCCCTCCACGGCTGTCGGACTGATGAGGCCAAGCTGCTTCAGCAAAGCCTCTTCTTTTGCTCGCTGGTAAAACACATGCCTCCAATTCATCCCCTTTGCGCCAAGCTCATCGGCGTAGGTCGTCTGAAATGCCTTGATTGAGGCTTCCGAACTTTGTTGTTCGGATTGGGGGTCAACCCATTCCCAAGTCGGCGGCATGTGTTCGCAAGGGGCAGCGGTCTTCGGGTTTTCGAGCAACTCCGTTGCAGTAGGGAACCCATTGATATCAACCATAGCGGCCGCAAGGATGAATTTGTCCCATACTTTCTGGTTCAATCGGGTAATCAAATACTTTTGCCACCGGCGGAACCGCCTCCGGTCCTCCAACTGGCTTGCCCGATTACTGCTGTAATTTGTTTGCGAATAATCTCTCGCCACTGTTTCGTAGCTCAATCCAGTGCCAACCGCAATCCCGCGAAGCATCAAATTGATCCACGGCTCGGACGCACTGTTGGGCCTTCCCGGATTTGCAGCCTCAATGCTTTCGCTCGGGGAAAGGTGCATGATCATGCCCGGCTGAAGGTATTCGTATTTGTTGCCGGATGCGTCAGTGGTGTTTGCAGTGCTTGGAGGATTAAATCCTGAGACTCCACCCTCGGTTTTGATTGCCACGGTAAAGCAAGAGGCCACTGCCGATGCTTGCATTTCGTTCTCGACATACAAACCGAGGTCTCGAATCCAGCCAATGACTGGCGCAAACATTGAGACACCTCGGCTTTGGCCGATGCGTTGACGATTAAAGAGATGGATTATTTCGTCCGCTGCAATACGGATTGGCTGGCCTCGCCCGACGAACGGCTCGGTTGGGTGGTTCGGATAAACCCAGTAAGCAACCGGCTTCCCAAGCTCGTCAAACTCTATCCCGCGATTGATCCGGTAATTCTCTTTCCGGTTTAGATGAAAGGTGTCCTTCTCCTCGGCAAGCCGGTCAGCTTCGATTAACTCCATCGCCAATGGAACGGGTCGGTACACTCCTCGGTATCGTCGGTCAACTGTCACAAGGCGAATAAGGACTTCACCCGCTTCGACCAACTCCCGCATCGCCATTTGCTGAATTTCAGTAAATGTGTATTGGCCGTTGATCTCGCAAACCTCGGTCCAATGTGACCAGACGCTATCTCGTTTTAGGTTAATGTCCTCAGCGTCCGAACCGTCAGGCCGTTCAAATGCCGATTGAATGTCAATCCCTTTGCCGACAACGCTGTTGACGAACGTGTCAACGACACCAAATGCCCACGCATTGTCACGCACAAGCATGCGAGCCCACGCCCGCAACTCGTTTGCTCCAAATGGACCACGCAACTCTTGGTCGGCGGAGTTGTTTTTGGGCCGTTGGTTTGCGTTGAGCCTGCTCGGCTGTGCTGCCGCGTAACTGCGAAGTATGCGTCTCGCGTTGGCTCGTTTGATGCCAGCAGCCGGGGAGAAGGTGGAGATGAGTCTGTCGATTGCGTTTGCTATCAATTGAGCGGCCTTGTAATTTTTGCACCCCGGAAGATTCCGCCCGAACTCTGCCGCTCAATGATTTGTTCTACTTTACGCTTCCAATCCAGCAACGAATTAAGGTCCAACTTTTGAACGGACCTTCCGGCAATGCTGTAGCTGGCATGATTGCCCGCCAAAACATCGGCAATTGCTGTGTCGATTTGCGATAAGATTGAGTCCCATGATTCTGCCATGCGAGTATATTAACCCGGCTCGGCTTCAGATTTCAAGTTTGCGGGGGGGTTATCTGCTTTTTCTTCTATCGCCTTGGAATCCCGGCTCGTAACCGTCCAACTGTTTCCGCAGAAATGGCAGCGGATGTATCGCACCAAACCTCCGTCCCTTGGTATTGTGCCGTAGCACCTCGAATAGTTTGAGTCTGGAGGTCGCACTGCCGTACACATCGAGCAAGCCGGTGCAGAAAAAGGCCTCGGCTTCGGCTCTGGTTGCGGCAGCGGCCTTCGGATATCCGGCTCTTGATTCTTATCTTTTGGCATTTCCTTGCCTCCTTGGGACCCACCCGCCCGTTCTTGTTTTGAATCGCTCATTGGTTTTGCTCCCGAACTTCTCGCTTGGCCTTGCCTTTAGGTCTGGGGGTATGATTGTAGAACGAATCAATTTGTGTCCGTACACTCCCGCCGCAGTGCAAGCAAGAGCTGTAGCGTCCAGCCAGTGGTTGTTCTTGTTTACTTGGATCCATTTTCGGGTGGTCCCTTTCCCTTCAATGTAGGTGTCCCGCCGCTCCTCTGCGACGATGTGATGCGAGAAGCTCAAATGCTTTTTTGCGTCCGAGTCTACGAACAAACTGAGCGTACCGTCATTTGGCTGATTGTTTTCGTTGTACGTCTGGACGTTAAACCGCTCATGGACTTGCTGCTTCCAGTACTCCACGTTTACGTTGTAGAGCCAAACCTTCTCTTGCTCCAAATACCCGGCCCAAGCCTCCTCGAATATCCTCCGGGTCTTTGATGCGG